CAATTGGCGCGCTGTTGGCGTATAAATCAGCTGCTGAATAGCCTGAAAGTGTTGCGCTGCCCGTCGGAATAATGTCGCGCAATGTCACATTTGCGTTGGTGATTGCTGCGGTAAAGTGATATTCCTTAACATCGACAACCGTAACGGTTGCGCTAAATGGCGCAGGCAAACCAGTCACAATGATCGATTGACCAGCGACGAAATGATGTGGGCGCTGTGTGTAGTAATAAGCAACATTTGATTCAAGCTTGTACGCGTTAACGGCTGAAGTATTCGCAACGAGCATTGGCAAAATTACGGCTTCAGCCGTGTTAATTATTTCGTCCAGATAACTGTCACTGTATAAGGAAACGCTCACGCCTAGCACTGTTCGCAATTGACTGGCGGTGACAATACTAGGCATGAGCGTTCCTTTCGATCTGCTGCGGCGAGATCGGGAGAACCCGCCGCATGATTAGTTTTTGGCGATTAAGCCTTGTTATTCTTAAACGCGCCTGCTGCGATCTTTGTTGCTACTGCACCGAATGAATAAACACCAACGGTGATTGAACCGTCAGCAGTTGATTCTGCGCGAAGCTGATACGAAGTTCCTTCGTACCATGTGTATGCGTCAGGGTTGACGACTAGCAATGTTCCGTCTCCGTCGCCGCCGTTTGTTGGGTCAACATAAAGGTTAAGACCTGCGACATTACCTGTTAACGATGTTGGGATCGCTGAACCAGGCTGGTTCATTGGGTTTGTGACCGCTGAATAAATTGGACGACCTGCGTCGTTTAGTGTCATGAGGTTTGCCCACTGACCAGTTGACGCAATTAGGTTGCGTGCGAATGGGTTAGCAAGTCCAGCGGTTGCGCCGTAAACGCTTGCTGCACCGCGTGAGATAACACCAAGCAACTCAGTTGCTGTTGGGTATGTTGCAACTGTTGTTGCGTCAAGTGTTGCGCCTGAAATTAACTGTGCGTTGACATAAGCATTTTGCGCCTTAGCCATAGCCGCGACCATATTACGAAGTAATTCATCATAAAAAAGTGGCGATGTTCTGGTGAGAAGCTCGACGCTGAATTTTTGTTGTCCCGCGAACTTCTTGACATCAACTGACAAAAACGCTGAGTTTTGGTCTGTATCTGAAAAAATTGCGTCTTCAGCTGCAATTGCAACTGTTGGAACCGCAGTGATCTTTGGAATTTCAAAAGTCATTCCAGCGTCAGGCAATGCACCGCGAGAAATCGCGTCAATGCTTGGGCGAATTGTTGTTGATAGTCCGTTGATTACTTCTGACAACTGGCGTGTTGGAACCAAACCTGCGTTGTCTGTTGTGTTGTCTGCTGCCAAAACATATTGACGAGCTGATTCATCACCTGTTGCAGCAAGCACCTTATTTTCAAGATACTTTGCAGCTGTGATTTCAATGCGTGGCGTTGACTTCCAGCCGCCCACTGTGTTCGACTGTGCTGTTACTGACTGTGCGGCTTCGACCGTCTCGACGGCTTCCGCTGGTGTGACGGTGTTTTCCACTTCGTCTGCTCCTTCTGTTTTTACTTCAGGCTCAGTTGTTGAGTCTGAAACTTCTTCGTCGCCTTCTGTTGCTGCGACTGATTCGACGCGTGCCGATCTAATTGCTGGTTCGCTCGTTAATGCAACGCCAGTCAATTCACCTGCAAGAATTCGCACGGTACCGTCTTTTAGTGTTTCGTATTCATCAAAAGACACTTCAACGCTAAAGCCGTCGCGCAAACCTTCTTGGGCTTCAATCAATGCGTCATTGCCTGCGGTTGTTTCGGCGATTTTAAATGTTGCGTCAATTCCTTGGTCGCTTGATTCAATTGAAAGTGTTTTGCCGATTCGACGGGTGCGATCATGTTCAAGGTTAAGCAAAACCGAAGTTGGTTCGATTGAACCAGCGGCGAACTGAACTTTGCCAATTGAAGCGTTGCCAGTCTCTTCAAAAGTCACGATACGACCTGAGATCGTGCGACTGTTTGAATCAGCTGCGGTTATCTGCATTGGTGTGATTACTTTTTTGCTCATAGCAGCATGTCTTCTTCCTCGCGTATTTCATCGATCGACATTGCGCCGATACGATTCAAGATTTCATAAACCTGTGCGCGTTCGTATGGGTTACCGCGCAAGAAGTCATCAAGATCGAACATCACTTTGTTACCTGCTGGCGTAAAGTCCGGGAATGATAAACGCTGCTCAATAATTGACATGTAATTTCTAAAAGCGAAATCAACTAAATCGCGACGCTTATCAAGTGCGTTCGAATAAGTAAATGATGACTGTTGCGAATCAGTAAAGTACGCAGGCAAACCGCAAGCGCGTGACAATTCGAGCGATACATAGTTGCGCGCTTCGTTGAGCTGTAAATTCTTTGGATCGTAGCCAATTGTTTCAAGCGTTACATCAGCATTGAGAAATGCAGTCGATCTATTCGCACGGGCTGTACGCCACGAAGTGAGCAGCTTCGAAATTCGATCGGCTGGCAATGATGTGCCGTTTGATTTCAAAACCATTTGTGGAACTGGCTCGTTAGCAAAATTCATCGCAGCGCGTTCAAGTGCAGCAGCTGCCTTAATTGTGCGACCTGCACGGCTGAGCAAACCTTCTTGCGTGTTATTGAATACGACCAGGTTTGCAGGATCGACATAAGCGCCGTCTATCTGGTACGACTGAATTTCATAACCTAAACCAGTTGTTTGAATTGTTACGCGTTCAGGTGCAATGCGCTCCATTGCGCGAATTTTGCCCGTGTCTGCATAACGCTCCATGACATAGGCATACGCGGCAGGGTGGAAAAATAAATCTGAAATGATCCAGCCCCAAAATGTTGCGCCTGGAATTCTTGGGTCTGGCTGATTGATAACGCGTGGCTGTGAAACCTTTTCGCCTGTTGCTTCATTGCGTGTGTGCATTGGAAGTGACGAAATTGTTTGAATGATTCCAAGTGCGCGAGCACATGTTGGAACGCTCATTGCTTCGGCGCGCGAAGCTGTGATTACGCCGCCGAAGAAGAATAAATTCCCGACTTCACTGTAATACGGCGCAATCGCAGCTGCGTCAACGCCTGAAGCCTCGACTGGAACGGCAGCCTGAACCTTTGGCGTGAATAGATCGAAAAATCCCATGCCTAAATTGTGGCAGGCTTATACATTCAGCCGATCATAATGTCCAGATCATTGTCTGGGCGTGTCGCAAAGTGTGAAACGAGCGAAACCGCCACTGCGCCGCAAACGACCGATTGTGACGCACGCCTTCCAATTACCCAACCGCCGTCCCCACGACGAAGCTGCACCGCTGCCAAAACTTCTTCCGACAATTGGCTTTGTCCGCGATGTTTTAAACGACCGCTGTTAATCGCCGACAGCATTTCGTCGCACGCCTGCGGGTAAGCGTTATCCATGTCAAACACGGGAATGCCAGCAGGTGCCAATCGCGCAGCTACCGCGCCGCTTGTCTTGCGACTGTAAAGGACATATTCGGTTGGATATTTTCGAGCGTAATCTGCCAATTCATTGGCGATCGCTTTATCGTCTAGCTGCAATTCATTCGACCAGGTGTGCAATAGCTTCACGACGAATTTTTCATCACCCAGTTTTTGAGCGCCGACCAAACTAGCGTGCCTGCGATCAGGCGAAAGATCTATTCCCAACCAGGTAAGTTTGTCAGGGTCAAGGTCTGCGGACTTATCCAGGCAATTGCCCCAACTGGCAGAATCGACGGCGCTATTTATTGCGACCACCCACCTGCACAATACTTCGGTCATGACCACATCAGGCGGATCATTCAAAACGCTTTTGATGTTATCGGCATGGATAAGCGTGCCCATTGAAGGGTTTGCGTGCCTTGCATTTTCAACGCTGATTTCATCGGTTGGCGCTGACCATTCAAAATAACCAATGTCATCTTCGACCCCTGCAATCGAAGCCAGGGCACGATCGCGGAATTGGTTTAGTACGACGCTGCTCGAATCTCCCGCATTCGTGTACGCCATGACCATGGGATTAGCCGCAGCCATTAAGGTATATCGAAGCGACGCAAAAGATTCAATATCGTTCATTTCGCGTAATTCGTCCAGGTGAATGGTTGAAGGTCGGGAAACACCGCGAGCAGCTGAGCCACCTGCGCGGACTATGAAGCGATTTCCCATTTTGGTTTCGATTTCTTCACCGCCATGTTGCCAGCGTATTTTTTTGACTTGCTTGGCTAGTGATTCATTGCCTTCGATGATCTGAACCATGGCGCGAAACTGCTCCAGGGAAGTCGATAGACGGTGAGCCGACCCGATCTGAAGATTTTCGTCCCACAAGAAAAGCCCGCCCAAAATTCTGATGAGCTGTAAAAACGACTTTCCATTTTGGCGAGCAACCACAATCGTATTGACTGGGGACGCCCACCTACCGTCAGGCTTAATTTTGTGGGTGTGAATTAAAGCGAATTTCTGCCAGTCCATGAGATCTATCTTCAAGCTGCTGGCTAAATCAATCAATTCATTACCGCGTGACGGTAAATCGTTGAGCGGCGTGTGAATTCTGGGCGTTTGAACGCCAAACAGGGCGTTTTCACGATCTGTGTCCCTCCCTAAAACCGTTTGAAGCCCTTTTGAGCCTTCTTCGGTCGGTTGGTGACCTTCTATGACCTTCTCAGTCATTTTCGTGGCTCTTTGAGTCGTTTTTGGGGGATATTAAAACAG